CTACTGCCGTCAAATCATCCTTCGTCACTCGTCTCTCCTAAAAACATCTTTTGCTCAGCAAGTCTCCTTCTGAGAAGTCCCCTGAGTTTTATCCCGTTTGAATAAATCCACTTGGGAAACTCCAAAGCAGCTCCCTCGAAATCTCGTCTATTAACCTTCTTTAGCAACGTTGAAATTTGTAGATTTCCCGCTCCCACATTGAATGCGAAGTCAGTCAGAGCTGAGAACTGATCGACATCCACCTCTGTTTTTAGAAGTCGTGAGACAGCTAGTCCTGCCTTCTCGATGTCTTTTTGAAGGAGCGCTTCGGCTACTTCTCTCTCAATGGGCTTGAACTTCTTTAAGTCTTCGTAACGCTTACGGGAAAGAAGATGTCCATACCCAATGGTCGGGTACCCAACAGGGTCGTGATATGCGTAAACAAGTCCGTCCTTTCCAAGACGTTCTAGTTTCTCAAACGGCTTTGCTAATGAAGATACTTTCTCGTGAACTTCATCCGGCAACTTACTCAATGGACTTACCCTTTAAGAATTGCTTTGCACTTCTTGCGCCAAACCAATAGGAAAGGACGAGCGTCAGAACGGCTAGATCATCCTCAGACCAAAGGAGCTGTACCGTGCTTTCCAACGGCATACCGTTTTTCATAGCTTCAAGGTACAAGCCGTACTTAACCAAGCAGTACATAAAGATCATGCCGTAGGTAACGGCGGGTCTTACTAGCGTATTGAGAACGTCTAACAGAGCGTAGATAAAGAACCCTGGAACCATAATGATCGGGGAGTACCATGCTCCTTCCGTCCATTGTCGAACGGTATCAACCAGTTGGATTCCAGTTGTCGGCGATTCCCGATGGATGGCAACTGTCTCGTTAATGTCTGCCATTGCACCGATCTCGTCCATGCGATACAGATGCTCCTTCTCAGCCTGTTCAACACGAAGGCGGAACATCTCTAACTCGTGTTTATCGTCCTGATGACGTTGGTAGGTCTTAATAACCTCAGGAATAAACGGAGCTAAGAATCCGAAGATAGCAGACAGAATTGACAGCATGATTACTTAAGGAATACTTGCAGTAAGGTGAAACCTAAGGAGAGGACAAAAGCCACACCCCAAAGACGATTAACGATCCGCTCCAACTGGGAGGAGATACTTGCACACTCAGCTTTCACCTCGGACAATCCTTTTTCAAGGTTCTCAATTCGTCGGCTGTGAGAACTGTTCCGTTCTTCCTGCCTTGTCAGGCGTTCCATGAGCTCGGTAAGGCCGTCGAGCTTATGGTTAATCTCAGCTAGGTCTTGTTTCGTAACGGGCTCCATTAGTCTTCGTCATCCTTCCCTTTAACCTTGTTCTTAAGGCCAAGGACTATTGCAGAAATAATGTCTGCAACTTCTGAATACTTCCCTTGTGAAAGTACGGCTAACGCTCTTCGAGCTTGGTCGTTGGTAATCTCAATCTGAATTTTTGTTTTATCCATTAGTTCTCCTAGGTAAAAGCAATGATGTCGTCTTTTGCACGAAGCTGTCCTTCGCAATAAGCGTTGCCGTGAATAGTTGGGTTAGTATCGGGAAGCGGCGTATAACCTAAGGCACGGATGACCTGCTCTTTCGTCAGGTTTCCATCCCACGTAAGGTTCTTTCCGTTGTAAGTAATTCCGTTAGGGCTAACTGTGAATGAGTTTTCCCCAGCCTTTATCGTTACAGGGCCGTTTACAGTCCCGCCTGTAGCCAAGTCAAGGTAATCAGCCTCATCAATTCGACCGTCAACGTATGCCTTAGTCGCTACCTCTGTTGCATCCTGCGGGTCTCGTGACGCATAAAGAGGGCCTGTCATGGTTCCACCGGCAAGATCAAGCGGCGTGTAACCAAGGCCGTCTTCTTTTTTCTCATCTAAGGCTTTAATTAAAGCGTCAACATATTGCTTTGTAGCAGCATGAAGCGGAACTATCGGGTCTTCGTTCAGCGTCAATGGCTCGACCATCTTGATTGCCTTACAGCCGTTGTGATTCTCTGTGGCAAAGTCACCAAGCTGGAGCGTTCCTCTCATTTCAGTAGGGTTTCTATCGTCCAAAAGCTGTCGGGCGTACGGCGTCAACGTGCATAACGCAGAGGAATTGTCACCTGTAAAGAACACCAACGTGTCTGCCGTAGGCGTAACCTGAGATAAAGCACCTAACGAAGGAGCTCCGACCAGCGCAATGAACTTCTGTCGGTTCGGCAACAGCGCTGAAGTGTGATCTTCTGTACAGATTTGAACGATGTTCTCGATAACTACATAGTCCGTAGCATGGTAAGCGGTATTAGGTGTCCAGTTTCCACGGAACTTTGCAAAGAAAGCTCCTGTGTTCTGCCATCCTTCTCCATCCTCGTCGTACTGACCAGCTCGAATCTGAAGCTGGAAGTCTCCTCCTACACGTAACCGAATAAAGTCAGGTCTTACGTGACCTGTGGTGTCTGAGAAAATCTCCTCCAACAAGTCATAAACTGGACGACTTCCGATTTCACACGCCTCTAAGTACGCATCAAGTTCGTGATCTCCCGTCTTTGCGGAAAGGAATCGTAGTTGTTCACCAATCGGTTTTGTTTCTGCCATTACATTGCATCCTTCATGGGAACAAGGTTCCCTTTCATAACTTCCTGTTCGATTTGTTCCTGCGGCATGACGGAGGATTGGCCTCGCATCTTCTCCATGATCGCCATCTTCTGTGACGGAGTAAGACCTTCATGAGCTTGTCTCTTTTGGTCGATCTTGAATTGATCGATATCAGGAACACCCATAGCTCTGATGGACTCTTCAACTAGCCTTCCCATGTCGTATTCCATCTGCATACCTGCCTGACCGACAACCTGCATGATCTGCAACCATGTTTCAGGAGAACGTGTCGGTTCAACCGGAAGTGTTCCGTCAACAACGAGGTATTCAACCTCGCCTTCCAACATATTCTGGTCGATGTCAACGTAACCATCCTCAGCCATAGAAGCGAAGATCGTGTTGGCATCTGTCTCGGACACTCGCAACGACGTATTGAAACGCAACGCATCCTGCACGTTGCTTACCATCATTCGGACGATAGGACGTATCGTTGTTGCAGAAATAATCCGAGACAGAACACCAAGGCGTTGGCTACCTAACTGGGTCAGTCGTGAGATTTCAGTGGCGGAACGGATGCCGTCGGATGTCGGCATACCCTGTTGAGCGTCAGAAGCGGCGGACAATCTCTGCTTCATGTCTCCTAAGAGCTGAATATCCTGCCAATGTCCACGAGTAACGTCAGGTATCTGTGCGATCTGAATGCCGTCTCCAGGTTTTGTTCCGGGCAAAGTTCTGACTACGCCCCAAGGATTACGGTTAATCAAGTCGTGAAC